GCTTGACAGAAAAAAGTCCGATGATAAGATAGTGTACTATGTCCACGAATGCAGAGAAAGTCCATTGGGGCTTGGAGCCTGAATGGGACAGAACTTTTGAAAATCAATTTCAAGAATCCTGCGCCCTTGCTAGGGCAGAGAACTGGTATCACCACATGTCCGATGACAATGACCATCGGCGGTGGATTTGTGAATTCATGAAGTCCCATAAGTTTGAGGACGCGGATATCAAGGCGTACAGCCGTCTTGGGCAAACAGGCACCGTGGCAGGGGAAGTGGCAGAGAACGAGCCAGGATCAAATCTAGGCGTGGTTGCGAGGCTTGTGGAGCGCGGTGCGCCCATCCCGCCTGTACGCAAGGAACGGCTCCTGCGGGCAGTCCGATATCTTGTAGAGAAGGGTCGGCTCCTGCGCGAGGAGGAGAAGGTAGAGGGTGTCCCAAATATTCAAGATCGCATCCGAGAGCAAGTTTCAAACTTGATCGGTGAACTTGAGGAGATTGAGGATGCCTTCTTTGTCGGCACCACGGCGAATTTCAAAGGCTGCACCGACATTGAGAATTACATTAAGAGCAGGAACATTCGCGGAGTGCAAGCAAGCCGCATCGCTGAATGGTTCAAGCGAAGGGTTGATCCGATTGAGGCAGTCCTTGGCGGCAAGGCAGACGAGCAACTGAAGGAGGGATACTCCCTCTACACGAAGAAGCAACTGAAGGAATACCTGAAGTGGCTGAACTGCCTGATCATCGCTTGTCAGCATCAGGTGGAGATTTCAAAGAAACTCCGCACACCTCGCCGCCGCAAGCCCAAAGACCCCATCAAGGCGGTCAAGAACCTGAAGTTCAAGAAGGAGGATGCGGAATGGAAGATCAAGTCCGTTTCCCCGACTCGCATCATTGGATGCGAGAAGGTCATCCTTTTCAATGTCAAGACAAGAGTATGCTCCATTCTTGAAACCGAGACCCGAAATGGTCTGTTGGTCAAAGGAACGACAATCATCGGGTTTGATTCTTCAAAGTCCAAGTCCAAGAAATTGAGAAAGCCAGAGCAACTGCTCAAGGCTATCCGCGAAGAGGGTGGCATTCGTGCCGTCAAGAATGCCTTTGGTGCCTGTTCAACGCAGGAAAAAGAGGCAAAAGGACGGGTAAACGAGGATACCATTATCCTCGCGGTCTACTAAATAGGAATGAAGGAGCATACAATATGCAACTACTCATCTCCGAGATATTGACGAAGGCTGCGAACGAGAAGACTCCGAAGGACAAGGCTAATGTGTTGAGGGCGCACTCTTCTGCTGCATTGCAGGAAGTGTTTCGCTACGCCTATGATCCGAAGATCACATGGTTCTGCAAGGAGGCTCCTGGTTACACAGCCGATCCTGCACCCGAAGGACTTGCATACACAACGCTGATGATTGAATATCGGCGGCTTTACCTGTACACGAAGGAAAACCCCGTGACAGAGAAGCGCAAGACAGAACTACTCACGCAACTCTTGGAATCCCTCCATCCTACGGAGTCCAAGGTCGTGGAGCAGATGATTGCTGGAGAAATTTCAGGAATCGACAGAGAGGTCATTGACCTCGCATTTCCAAATCTTATTTCAACAAAGGTTGTCAAGGCATGAGCCACGCAGACAATAATGATCGCTCCACGGAAAGGGGCAATCATTCACGGGATACGCACAAGAAGCAACTGAAGCACCATCGGAATCTGAACGACAGCATTTCTCGTTTGGAGAACATAGATGACGATGATTTCTTCTACGAGACAAAGGAGAAGTTCCACCGTGGTCGCTGATCCAAGAACAAAGCCTTTGCATGACGATGAAGATGATCTTGAGGGAGATGTCCATGAGGAGATTCCCTACGAGACAGAACGCCGCATACGCACATGGGGACACATGCCAGAGGGATTGTATTGCCCTGACAACCCACGGTGGCAACGAAGGGAACGCAATCAGTTCTGGAGCAGGGTGCTGTAAGCGTACTTGCAGATGAAATAAGAGTCCACGATGTCCGACACGGGACTCGTCACTTTCTTTGAATCGGGGCTGATCTCTTTCATGAGTTCAGCCCCTGTTTCTTTGACGAAGGCTTCATACATCTTGTCCTTGTCGGCATTGCCCTTGCCGCTTGCGAACTTCTTGACAACGGTAGGACCGACCAAATGGAAAGCCAATCCATGCTTCCAAAGTTTCCATTTCAACAATCCGCAGTTTTCCCCAAGATTGAAAACCTTGCCTCTTGCTCCCAAGGCATAGTCTTCGATGTAGACAAGATCGCAGTCCTTGACGAGTTCCAATGCCCAATTTGAGATTTTGTCGTGGCGATCTTCCTGCCTTCCGAATTCCGGCATCGACCATTCGGGATAATCCCATCCACGGCAATGAAGACCAGACTCCGTGTAGACGGTCGCGTGTTTCAAGGTTTCCGTCAGGTAATGAGACTTGCATTGGGATAGAAAAAAGCCATCACCGCTATGAACGGTAATGGCTGGTGAACACAGCGAATAATCAATCCCTGCAATCTTCATGCAGGGGTATTTATGTCATTGCTGAGTTAAGTCAACAATCTCGCAGGAGTTGGCATTGCAAGCAAATGTCTGCGTTCCCGTAGTGGTGTCTTCCTTTTCATAATTTGAAAGAAGTGACCAATCGACATTCTTCGGCATCTTGACTACCATTGCCTCGTATTCCTCCTTGGTGCAGTCCTGATACGGGGCTTGCTTATAAGAGTGTTCCGAATGCGGCAGGAACGAAATGCCAGAGATGCTGTCGATGTGCTTGTAGACCCATGCGCCGACATCAAGCCATTCGGGTTCACGAACGGTGATTGTCACCGATGGCTTGTGTTCGCACCAGAAGTCCTGATACTTCTTCCAAAGTTCAAGATGCTCAATTGCGGTGAGGTCATTTCGTGTCGGTGAACCCTTCGGAGACTTCATCGGGAACGAGAAGACCATCGTGTGGTCGGGGCGCATGACGCAAGGCTCTGCGGGGAAGCCTTGGTCGATCATGAACTGACAGATCGGATCCTTTCGATCTGCACGAACGGTGCGAATGTAGTACTCGTTGTGACGGGCATGGATGCCTGAAGCAGCGTCCACCAATTGTGAAACGGTTCCACTCGGTTTTACGCAAGTGATGGCAGCAGCAGGATTGATTCCCAACTTCTTTGCCCACTTTGCGTTTGTGGCAACTGCTTCCTGCTTCATTTGACCAAGCAGGACTTCCAATCCATTGTCGCTGCGGAGCATGGCATTGTCAAGGATGCCTGTCAGCGAAACACCAAGCAGGGCTTCCTCCTCGCAGTTCTTCTTCCATTCGCTTGAGATGTAGCGGAAGTTCGTGAGAGAGGCTTGCCAAGTTCCAAGGATGGCAGCAAGACGAACCTTGCGAATCAGGGATTCGGGAGTGTCATCTGCACGGACAACGACCTCTGACAGGTTGCAGAACTCGCGGTCACGAAGGATGATCTCGGAGCATGGATTCGTTCCGAAATCGTAGTTTGGGTCGCGGCGGTCTCCCAACTTCGCAACCTGACGCTTGGAGGCATCGCGGTTGAAGATTCCGCGTTCGCCGCTCTTTGACTTGTAGAGCGAGACCCACTCGTCCATGAATGTCCCGATCTCGGGACGCTCCTGATAGACGGCAGAGTTGTTTGCAAGTGCGCGTTGCGGATCGATCACCCACCATTGCCCGACCTTTGCATTACGCATACGCTCATCGTTCAGGTCAGACAGGCTGATGAGTGCAGAACGGCGAACGCCGCCAACGACAACGATCTCCGCGATCTTGCAGACGATATCGTGGCATTCGATTGAGGTCAACTTGCGACCCTTCGCCTTGTTGAAGGTGTCGGATGTGAACTTGAAGAGATCGACAAGCGGTTCCGGTCCAGATGCACGACCGCCGAATGTCTTGAGCCGTGCGCCCTTTGAGCGAACCTTCGACACATCCCACTTCGGCAACTGTCCCGATATCAACAGGCTGATGAGTTCCTTGTATGCCTTTGCCCACCCGATCTTGGAATCCTCAACAACGATCACGGTGTCGCTTGGGAAGAACTCCTCCGCGATTGTCGGCAACTTCTGAACGAAGTGGTTCTCAACGCTGAAGCCCACTCCGGTTCCGCACATCAGGACATAGAGGATTTCGTCAAACGAACGAACACGGTTGACCGCAACGAACGCACAGTTGTATCCTGCAACATGGTCGCGCTCAAGTGCAGGACCAGCCGTCATCAATGCCCGCATGGAAGGCATGACCTCAAGGTTGAGTACCGCCTCCTCAAGTTCCTTGCGCTGCTCCTTCGTGATCTTGTTCCCAAGGTGCTTGTCGAAGAAGTCGAAGTAACGAGCAACTGTCTCTTCCCAGGTCTCCCTGCGGTTCTCTTCCTCCATCCATCTGCTGTAGCGGGAAAGGTGGATGAAATGCTGATATGGAGTGGGAAGACCGTGACTCATGTTTTTCTCCTTTGTTGGTGAGGATATTTAGAGGGAATGATACCCCGATGTCCCCAAGAAAGCAAGTTGTTTTGCGTCAAATCATCCTTCGGATTCTTCCCATTCGGGAGCCGAAAGTATTTGCAAAATCTGCGCCTGCGTGTACGGTCCTTGAGCCGATGAATCAAGATTCTTCACGAAACTTGGAGTCACATCCGACCACTTGATGACGAATTTGGAACCATCCAACGAGTAACGAGTTCCCTGCTCCGTGTTCAGTAATTGGGAAAAGTCAACCAATCCATGATCAGACAGAGGCAATATCATGTAGGAAATCGGCGTGTTGTCAATGACCATATCTCTTCTTTGATCTTTCGTAATTGAAGTCCATTTCGCTGCCAGTAAGCAAGCGATTGTATGTCTTGACGGCACCAATAGAACCGTCAAAGTATTGTATTGCGGTTGCCCTTCTTCCTATGTAGAGCGGATTGTTGCTTGTGAATCCAACAGCGGAAGTCAGGATGGACTGACTTGCGGACACTCCTCCTGGCTTGTAGAACTTTGCGGAATATGTCAAACCTTGTCCACTCACGAATTCGAATGTAAAGAATCCATTGACCCATTGCCCGCTTGCACCCGTGACTGTCGTGGGATTGAGCAAAAGCAGCGTGCTGCTGGTATTCACCGCAGAACCGCGACAATAATATTCACTTGAACTTGATCCTTGTACAATTGCAATTCCAAATCCAGGATTTGCAGTTGAGGTGGAATTGTTGGCAACCAAGGTTCTTGCCGCAGATGAAAACGAGTTGACATTGAACCATGCGTCCACCGTAAGTACTGTCGTTGTCTGCAATTCCGATATCGCACTTTGAGTGACCAAGTAGTCTGTCGAACCATCAAGACGAATGTTGCCAGGCGTGGCGGTTGCCCCGAAGACAACCGAGACATAACCGCCAGGAGTCCCGAAATCCTTCTTCGTTGCGCTCAAGTCGAAGGCAGTACCACCCGTGAATCCATAGTCGTTGCTGAAATTGACATGACTGACCAAGGACTGCGTGGAGTAATTGCGAAGACCCGCGACAGTACCTATCTTTCCAGAAGGAGTCATCATACCGTCAGATTTCCCGAAATGTTGACGATGTTCGTGGTGTACTCAAGCACGGTTGCGGATGCGTGTTGCCCAAGCAACTTGAATTGATTGCCATAACTCTGCATGGTCAGACCCGATGCAGCCGTAAATCCAACCTGTCCTGCACCCAACTGAATGACGGTGCAGTTGAACCCCGTGTCAAGACCCGTGGGGATGGTCACGGTTGTCGTTGCTGCATTGTTGAATGTGACGATCTTTCCGTTGTCAGTTCCTGTCAGCGTATAGGATGTTCCCGTCTGTGCGTTGATTGCACCCGTCCCGATGCGATAACCTGTCTCGGCTTTGATGTATCCAGCACTATTTTCAAAGTACTCATACGATGAAACAATTGACCCTGTTGATGCAGAGTCTATGATGATGGAGTAACCGTTGTTGGCTGATAAAGGATCTCCGATTCCAACCCAGCCGTATGGAGCAGATAGAATCATGGTTCCAGCAGAATCATCCACTAGAATTTGTGTGGCGTTGTTTGCTGATGCAACATCACCAATACTAATCAGAAGATTGTTTGGATCTATTGTAATTCGTGTGTCAGCACCGAGGTAACAGTTTCCATAAGCAGTTAATCCAGCATTAGAAACGATCCCGCTATTGAATGTTGCGCCCCGAGACACATAGAGATGGTTCGTTGTCAATCCTGCATTCATGGTCTGAAGACCCGTGAATGTGTTTGAACCCGTTGTCGCTATGGAGACAACTGCACCCGTGGAACCGTTTACGGACTTCACATAGTTGGCTGTCAGGCTGACCGCTCCTGCGGCAGACACGACAAACTCATTGCCGAATGAAGCGACACCAGTAGCCGATGCTGAAGCCAACCGAGCATTGAAGGTTCCCGTCTTGCCGGAATGAGTGAAGAGTATTGCCCCTGCGCCTGTAATCGTGATTGGACCTGTTTGACCATTCACACTTGCAACGGTGGTGTTGACCAAGGCAACCGTTCCGCTTGCGCCTGGAAGGGTTATTACGGAATTCCCTCCAGGAGTGAATACCAATCTTTGATTGTTGCCAATGATATCGGTATTGTAAATAATGTCAGTATTTGCGCCTCGAATGTAAATTTGACCTGATTCAAGATCCGACCCAGATATCAAACTTCCGTTGACCTGTATGTCACCTTGAACTGTCTGTGTTATGCTGAAGTTGTTGATTACATTCGTCCTTGCGATGGTTCCTGTCAGACCCACATGTCCGGTCGTGGCGACAACGAAGTCATTCGTATTGAACGATGCAACACCGGTGACTGATGTCGATGCAAGACGGGCATTGATGGTGTTGGTGGTACCAGATTGGGTATAGGTGATTGCTCCTGCACCCGTAATGGTAATGGCACCCGTAGAACCATTTACCGAAGACACATAGTTTGATGTCAGGCTGACTGCACCGGCAGCGGACACAACGAACTGGTTGCCGAAGGATGCAGCACCGGTGACCGTAGCGGATGCAACGGGGACAGCGAAGGTCACGCCTCCAGTCAACCCATTGAATGTGTTCACGACATTGATGGGCAAGTTCCAATAGTCCGTGCCGTTGTTGGTGAACTGCCAATTGTCACTTGTCTCGTTCCACCGCAAATCCACATTTGCCGATGCTCCACGGGAGATGATGATTCCCGCATTCTCCGTTGGTGCGCCTGCCGTGACATTTGCGTTCAGGGTGACGAAGTTGTCCTCTATCAGCACGACCTCGCTCATCTGCGTGGTGATGCCCCCGCTGACCAAGAGGCTTCCTGTCACCGTCAGGTTCTGAACGACAAGGTTGTTCGGAAGACCGATGACTATGTTGGGGCAAGTGGTATCAACGGTGACCTCGTTTGCCGTGCCGGTGATGGT